GTAAATGTACTTTAGAACAGTTTAGACAACTAACTGGAGAAAATCAGTATTTAGCGCTGTTACAAGATGTATTAACTACTGGACAGCTAAGAAATGGTCGCAATGGTAATGTATATTCTAAGTTTGGAGCTAAGTTAGACTTTGATATTAAGAATAGTTTTCCTCTACTAACTACTAAACAGGTCTTTTGGAAAGGTGTTAGAGAAGAGCTATTGTGGTTTATCCAAGGTAGTACTGACGCAAAAGTACTCGCTAATAAAGGAGTTCATATTTGGGATGGGAATTCTACAAGAGAATTCTTGGATAGTAGAAAATTAGTTGACTATAGAGATGGTGAACTAGGTCCTGTATATGGATGGCAGTGGCGTCATTTTAACGCAGACTATATTCCATTTGACAATAGACCAGAAGGGTTCGTACCAAAGGGCGTTGACCAACTACAAAACTGTATAGATTTAATTAAAAATGATCCCATGTCTAGACGCATTTATATGACTGCCTGGAATCCACAGCAGTTAGACCAGATGGCTCTTCCACCATGTCATATTAGTTATAATTTCTATGTTGATATATGTCCAACTACTGGTAAAAAGTATCTATCTACAATGATGTATCAGCGCAGTGCGGATCTATTCTTAGGAGTACCATTTAATATTGCCAGTACAGCGTTGTTAACCTATATGGTTGCGCATGTAACTGGGTGCGTTCCAGATAAAATTAGTATAGCTATATGTGATGCTCATATATATGAGGAACACGTAGAAGCAGTTAAGGAACAACTTAAACGCGTTCCTATAGCAGCACCTAAATTAACTATTAATAGAACAGTAGAAAATATAGATAGTTTTGTTTCTGAAGATTTTACATTAGAGAACTACTATAGTCATCCGACTATTAAAGCTAAAATGATAGCATAAAATTTTTGATTAACGTTATTTATTTATATAAATCTAATAGTATATTAATAAATAACTAGAATGCCACCTAAAGCTAAGCTTAAAAAAGAAGTTGAAACTAATGTTATAATAAAAAAAAAGCCTGGTAGAAAACCCAAAGCAACTGCCATAGAACCAAAAATAGATAAAAAGCAACAAACTCTAAACTTCTCGCCAAAACCAGTAGGAATTGGGAGTACCACTTCAGCTAATAGTCACATAGGTAGATCGGTTGGATTAACTATCTACTCATCTATATATTTTGATGGTTATAGTAAAATTGAAAATAGTAACTGGGCTATTCTACCTCCTAATGTATTAGACAGATTTGTTAATGAATTATCTAGTAACAACGCATGTTTTAAAATTATTGGTCCCTGTAATAGTGAAATTCACGTATGTGCGTTAGAATTTACAGCTGAGGCTAATACTATTATAGTTTCTACAGAGTTATTAGATATCTTGGGTATAGAACCAGGGAATAATATAGTAGCTACACTTGTAGACCCACCACAGGCATCTAATATGCGACTTATGCCATTAGATAAACAGTTTTTTGATGTAGAGGATACCTTAGACCTATTAGAGACATCTATTAAAAACTATTATAAGGTATTGGTAGAGGGTCAAATAATTGAGTGTAGATATTTTGATATTATGATAAAAATGAAAATAGAGTCCTTAGAACCATACTATGTATGTAGAACTAATGAAACTGACTTAAATATAGATTTTGTGGAAAATCCAAAGTTTATAGAAAAACAGGAACCTATAAAAGAAACAAATACAGGTAGTAGTTGGGATAGTGAAACAGTAGTAAACAATGAGGATAGCTATTTCTCCAAGTTAGGTAAAGGTAATAGTATTATTTCTGAAACAAATCCAGCTATACTATCTGCGGATGAAATACGTAAAAAACGATTAGAACGACTATCTACCAAATAAAAATAAATAAGTACTATTTTTATTTTTATCTATATAGTATATTGATATGCCTAAAAAATTATCTAGTAAAAATAGCAATAAAAAAATAGTACGTTTTAGTAGTAATATACAAAAGGCTGGGTGTGCTGATGGATGTGGTTCACCTATGTTGGGTGGTTCCTGGAAATCCCAGTCTCCAAGAAAAGGGGTAGAAAGACAAAAAATGAAACAAAAATGTGGTGATAAATGTTTTTTATTACCAGAACAACTTAAGTTTCCTATATGTAATGATGATTGTACCTATAACTGTTCAGGAATAGTAGCGGCTAAAGTTAGAGCAGCACAGTTTAAATATGAAGAAGTCTATAGAATGGCTGACCAGTTACTGAATGAGCTAAAATGTACTAGAAAATATAGAAAATAAACCTATTGTTTAAATAGTAAGGCATTAGCAACTGCTAATAATATTGGTAATACTATATTAAAAATAATAATAACTATTTGAGCAAATACATAAAAGTTAGGTATGAATCCATATAGATTTATTCCTAAGCTTCTATATTTATTATAGACAAGTATTTCATCTATTATATCTTTACTATGAAAAATCTTATATTTATATAGGAATTCTTCTAAATGTCTATTTTCATCATTTAAACTACATATAGAATAAACTAGTAAAAACCAGTTTATTATTTGAAATGCCAGGGTAGGTATTTCTAATAAATTATTATAGTAAAATACATATAATATACCCAGTGGTATTCTAAATGAAATCATAGTGAAAGCACATATTATAACTAGTTTCCAGCTATTATTAAAACGTTTACAGTTATAATATGCGGAATCATAATCTATATAGAATTCTTTAGATAGTTGTTGTTCACTATTATTAACATCTATATAATATGTTTTAGCTATAGACTTATAGTGAAGTAACCATTGTTTAATCTCTTCCTTTCTATATATACAAATAAGTTGAATATAGATAAAAATGGCTCCTGAAAGCATAAAATAATAAAACCATGTTAGGCCTACTATAGTTCTTAAAGCATATTTAGGATTGTTAAAATCCATATTATATATGAATGTGTAGACAAAACAATAACAAGAATATAGGAAAAAACTATAAAACACTAGATTTAGTCTAAGTTTATAAATAAAGTGTAGTTCTCTATTATTATCAACTGTTAGAATATTATATAGACAGTCTAAGTGTCTTTTAAATTTGGCTCTGACTCTATTATATATTATTAATAATACTATTATATATATTGCCCATAGGACAAGAACTCCAATTTGTGTATAGTTTTCAAGAAAAAAACTACATATTAATCCAGAAATAAGTAGACTATTATATATAAAAGGTAATACATATTTATATATATAGCTATCAGCATGATTTCCTAATAGTCCTATAACATAAAAATAACTATATAGAAATGTTTGCCAAGAATATATAAAAAACATAGATATAGAAACTTATATATCTATTTTCTTTAAGCTATTAGTTACCATAGGTTAGGTATTAGCTAAGCTACGCTTAGTTACCATGGGTTCTAGCTATGCTTATTTACCATAGGTTCTAGCTAAGTTATGCTTAGTTACCAAACGCAAGTGAACCCATACCACTCATAATTCTAAATAAATTATAACCAACAAAATATACTTTTAAGTCAAATAGGATATCTCTATAGATTCCAGTTTCAAAATCAGCTGGATTTTTATAATTAATATTAAGATTAATATTTTTGATATGGGAAAAATTACAGCTACCACTTGGTTGAAACTTATCTGGGTCTATAGCAAATGAATAATATAGTACTCCTTCTAGTCCACTATTAGTATGGTGGACTAATGGCTGAACCTTATCAAAATAGTCAACCTTTTTTCTATCTAGTCTAATATTACCATTAAATAGTAATTCTATATCTTTAATAATATTATCTGTATAATAGCTATAGTTTTGACCAGTAATAATAGGAATATCACTTGGGTCTCTAAATTCCCATTGTTTTAGTAGACTAGAAATTTCGTCTATAGTATATGCCGATTGTCTATTAATAGCGAGTTGACTAATAGGATTGTTATTAGTTAATATATTAGCTATATCAAGATTAGCGCCAGTATTAATATTATTGTTAGCTGGGTCAAAAACAAGTAGGTTATTAAGCTTATTACTATCAGTTCTAAAAATTCCTAAGGGTATAATTGGATTACTATTGTATATTGGATAGTTAGAGACAATCTGTCTACATAGTTCTAGATAATAACTCTGGCCTAAATAAGGGTTACTATTTAAAGTATCCCTTATGGTATAGTTACTCCATTGGTTGCGTTTTCTTACATCATCACGCCTAGCAGTTATAATAAGTTCCTTTACTGGATGATAAGCTTCTAATTCTATATTAGTATAGGATCTTCTGCCTAATTCCTCATATATAAATACCTTTTCTACTAGAAATTCGTGAGAGTTTTCAGCAAACCATGTTCTTTCTTTATCGTCTAAAAATATATAGTTAATTTCTAGTGTAGGCTTTAGTTTCCAAGTATTAGTACCATTATGTGTAAAGTTTCCAATCTCATCTTCTATTGCTATAGGTCTAGACCATCTAAGATAATGTATAGAATTATTAGATGGTTCTATTTGGGTAGTACCATCTTGAGCATAGGATGGTAACAAGTCAAATATAGTATCTCTGCCTACAACATATAAATCTTTGATGGGTCTTAGTTCAATTTCTACCTGAATTTCGTGGTATTGAAGAGCTATTAACGGTACTGCCTGGCCAACGTTTCTATGAAACCAGAAAGGCAGTGGTATATATAGTCTTTTTCCAATAATAGTAGGTCTTGTATTATATCCCCTAGATATAAATGGTGGATCTAATACATTATTAGCTATATCAAAAGGTGTTTGACTATAGCTATTATATCTACCATATTTGTCTACTGGATTATAATGTTCAGGAATATTGCCAGATAGTTTATCGAATATTTCATTTTTTTCTTTTCCCATATGTGTATTGTGATATATAGAAATGTATTCTCCATCTATTTTTTCAATAACTGTACCGCCACATAGTATTTTAACTTCTTTTATCATGATAGCACCTAGATGTTCTATCCATCTAAACTGAAGGTCTCTATTAGCATATATATTAGGCAAGTCTAAACATAAAAACATGTTGGAAAATAGGTCTGCGTTACGAGGAACTGTAGTTTTAAGAATAGTGGATTCATTATAGTTAAGATAGTCTATTCCTTTAAAAAATACTTCAATGGATTGCATGGCAAAATTAGTAAAACGTCTATAGACCATTTTAAAAAAGGATAGTTGTGGATTACCATTAAGATATTGGTTTTCACTTCCATAGGCTACAAGTTGTAATAGTCCACCGGCCATAATAAATATAGTTTTAATATATATAGATATTATTAAACCGTTTTTAACATATAATATAAAAATATCTATATATTTATCCTATTAGTCGCGTGAGTAAGCTATTTGTATAGTAGAAATCAACATTAGGATCCTCAGTTTCTATTTTAAAAATCCATCTTCTTGGTATATATATAATATTGTATTCTCTAACTATAACTTCAATGATATGGACTTTTTTATAATCTTTCTCTAATAGCTCTTTTTGTCTAATAAATTTTGGAGTGCTTAGACTACTATTTTTAAAATAAGATAGGTAATCAGGATTTACCAGTACTATATTACATTTTGTTTTTGGTCTAATAAATAGTAGTTCATTTGGGTTGTAGTAGTATGTTTTATTAATTATTTCTTGTGATAAACTTATTGCTTGTTTTTGGATACTAAGTGGAGATATTAAACTATACTGGTTAATGTTATCTTCTAATGGAATATCTTCTATAAAAGTGATAACCAGTGGGTCTAACTGATTATATAGATTTTTACCAGATACATAGTCTAATTCTTGTTGATCAATTTGGTATCCAGTGTTATATTGTCTATATTTTTTAATGTGTAGGATAACAAACAAAAATATAATTGCGGTAGCTATAAAAGCTAATTTATACTTAACAGAGGTATACATTAATATATAATAAGGATATAAAGTAATAGAGTAAAACGCTACAACCAATTTTTATTTAAAGACATATCTCTATATAACTGTATACGAAAATGTCCACAGAAAGATTAGTTGGTAGAGTTAAATGGTTTAATGCTAAACAAGGTTATGGGTTTATTACAGACTCTAAATCTTCAGCTGATGTCTTTGTACATCATACTGGTTTAGTTGCTCCAGAAAATGTTTATAAAACATTAAGAGAAGGTGAATATGTTGAATACTCTACTAAAGTAGATGAAAAACAAAAAACAGTAGCTATTGATGTTACAGGTATTAACAGAGGCCCATTAGGTTGTGAAGCTATGGCAAAAAGATTTGCTGAAAGAAAAACAAGACAAGTTGCTAAAAGAGAATCTCAACCAGTTGCTGAAGTAGCGCAAGCTACCGCAGATGCTGATGGTTTTACCAAAGTAGGTAGACAACCATCTGCTCCAAGAACAAGAGGTACTTCTACTAGAGGTCGCGGTGGTTTTTCACAAAGAGGTAGACCACAAGGTGAACAACAACAAAGAACCTATAGAAAACCAGAAGCAAGTTCATATGCTGGTAAATTAGTTTCTGAAAAAAAACCAGAACAAAAACAATAAACTAATTATAAACATCCCAAGCTAAATCTTGGTTTTTTACTAGTTAATTTAAAGATGTTTCCTTTAAATTCACTATAGTTATTTTCTCTACTATCTCTTTCTAAATGGATAGATATATTGCCTGTTGCTATATGGCTAGAGATAGAAATAGTAAAAGTGTTCATGTAGTACTCTAGTTTTCCTATATAGCTAACTACGTTTTTTACTCGTTTACCTATATGAATTTTTCTAAAGGTAATTTGTTTTAGGTAGCTATCAAATTCACCTACTATAATAAATGGGATAACATTATTTTTAAAGATAGATTTTCCTATACCATTAATTTGTCCAGTTCCATTACTAAATACTTTAAAACATAGTACTACATTGTCCCATATAGTTTCATCACCAGTAGATATATTTTTAGTTACTCCATAGTATTTACCATTAAAGTTTTGGATATTGTTTATAGATATTTCTAAACTCATATTTTTTTAAAAGTTATATATGGGAATTTTTAAAAAAATCAAATTTAAAAAAAGTGACTATAATAAACTAAATTATTATTTGTTACCTATTTACTAACAAATAATAAGTTAAGCGAATATGTTTAAAAAGAAATATAATATTTATATATTTTTACTTACTTTACTAAACGCTCCAAGATGGACTTGAACCACCAACCTACCGGTTAACAGCCGGGCGCGCTACCTGTTGCGCCATTAGAGCCTATCAAATTTATCTGTGCTGGGACTTGAACCCAGAACCTTAAGATTAGAAGTCTTACGCGCTGTCCAATTGTGCTACACAGACTTAGATATAACACACGAAAAGCTCTATGGCGGAGTTGAACCACCGACCTACTGCTTACAAAGCAGTTGCTCTACCACTGAGCTAATAGAGCATTTCAAATGGAGCCAATGGGAATCGATCCCATGGCCTCATGCTTGCAAAGCATGCGCTCTACCAACTGAGCTATGGCCCCTAAAAACAAAATGCTCTAAGTCCGGGAATTGAACCCGGGTCCCTCGCGTGACAGGCGAGGATACTAACCACTGTACTAACTCAGATTTTTTTTAGCATCCAGCTACCTAACCAGGACTCGCACCTGGGTCTCTCCCGTTGACGGTGGAAGAATACTGACTACTATACTATTAGATAACCGTAGGTGACTATACTAGTAATACCCTATTGGATACTGCTAGGTTTCATCACCCAATATATAGACTATTAGATATCTTTAAGTAAAAATTAAATAGATAATTTAGATAAACTACTTTCTAAATTTTCGTGTAGTCTAATCTCTAGTTGTCCATTTCCAGTAGCATACTCTAGAGGTTCTAAATCACTACTATAGTTGTATACTGATTTTCTTTCTAATAACCTATTTAATCTTTCTATTACATACTTGAAATCATCGCCCCTTACTCTACTATCATAATATACTATGTTGCTATGACTATCGCCATTATAATCTATAGACCAAATACTTGTACCAAATGCTATAGCAGTATCGCTATCACTATAGCGTTCAAAAAATGTTCCAACACCACTTCCTAAATATTCTTTATTATCTTTACCATATATATCTACACAGACTGCTATAAACCTTCTGCCATGGATATCTCTTCCTGTCATCATAGGAGCTACCATATCTTTTGGTTTGATAAAATCTATATATCCAGTAAAACCTACCCTATCTCCAATGTCTAATACTGGTAAGTTCCTAAATGGTTCAGTCGCTAATAAATCTCTTAATGTACGCATTTTAATAAAATAGTATAGATTTATCTTTAGACCTCTATAAAAAGTTGTTTAAAAATTTGAATTATTTTTACATAAAATTAAGGTTTCATAAATATACAAATGGATACTAACCAAAATAACATTGAAACTAACGCTGAACAAACTATTGTTAAACCTAAAGTAAAAAGAACTAGAAAACCTAAAGCAGAAGTTCAAGTTAATACTGATGAAGTCCAAGTTAATGTTCCAGTAGATGCTGGTGACGGAGAAGGTGGTGGCTTTATTCCTGACCAAATTGAAACTAATTTTCATCTTAATCTTGACCAACTTGATAAACTGGTCCTAGAAAATGAATATAAAGTTCCTGTAAACTATAAACGCTTCTCTATAGAACATGAACCACTTAGGATAGATGACATGAACACATTTGATGAACTTGGAAAAAATATATCTACCTATGGTACTATAGAACCCGCAGGTAAATATATTGATACACCACCTAACATAAAATTAGTTCTTAAACTACACCAAAAAAGAACTCTTTATGAAATGTATATTAGAGAAATATATAATAAGCGTATTACCGCCGAAAACACCCTTCTATTATGTGATAATGTAGGTAGTGGTAAATCATTATGTATGTTATCTCTTATAGCCGCAAGACCTCTTGTTGATTCTACACCCCAAAATATTCACTCTATGCCTAAAAATATCCCTCAAAACCTTAGATATAAGTTTGAACTTATGGGTGTCACCTATAATAAAGATATAGTAGAACTCAAAACTAATCTTATAGTTGTACCTCATGGTATTTTTAATCAATGGAAAGACTATATTAAAAGCTATACTAATCTTAGCTTTTTCTCTATAGGTATGGTTAAAGACATAAATAAGTTAGGTGATACCAAAGAAGAAGTAATTGAAAATCTTAACAAATATAATATATTATTGGTAAAAGCTACTATGTTTACTCATTTCATAGTATTTATGAACCAGAGTGGATTAGGCCAAACCAGAGATAAAGTATATATCAATCCAGTAAAAGATAAAGAGATAGATTTTCACCCAGATGAAATTGTAGACTATTTAAATAATCAAGTTAGAGACTTAAGACATCAATATGTAGCTAATCATAACTATGACTATATAGATGATTTTATAGCAAATATTTTAGACTATAGACAAACATTACAGTTAGAAGAGTTTAAAAAATTTAACAAAGGTGTTGAACAACACTGTAAATCTAACTATAGAATTGATGGTGTAGTCTTTCAAAGAACTATCATTGATGAAGCAGACTCTATTAAAATACCTAACTGTCCAATGATGTATGGTAAGATGAACTGGTTAATTACTAGTTCTATTAATAACTTATTATATCCTAGAAGTAAGAGAGAATATGACTATGATGCGCATAAATATAAACAAGTAGCTAACGGTATGGCTGGAACAGGTTTTATTAGAGATATGGTATGTAATATGACTCAGTGTGGTAATGATAATAGCCAACATAATAAATGTAGAGTTGCTAACGCCATTGTTAGAGGCAACTACGACTTTATCCAAGATTCTATTAAAATACCAGATCCAGTAGTAGGATTTATTAAATGTTTTACACCTCCAGAGTTATTAGCAGTTGCTAATGCTGTTAATCCAGAAGCATTACAAGCATTAAATGCGGGTGATATGGAAACTGCCATTAAACTATTAGGTGTTGAAGGTAATACAGAAGAGGATTTAGTACAGATAGTGAATAAAGGTCTCTACAAGAAAAGAGATGAATTAAAAGAAACATTAGCAGAAAAAAATATGTTATTGGCTAATAATGCTGAAGCCCAAGAAATGCTTAAAAATAATATAGAACACTTGCCTAAAAACCATATAGACTTAGAAAATCTTAAAAAAGAGTTAGCCCATCTTAAAGGGCTTGCTCACTCTTATAAACAATCTATTGATAACTTTAACAACCAACTTAAAGATGCCGAAAGTAAAATTGCTGGTGTTGAAGCTAGAATCACTGGTGTTAAAGATAAAAAATGTCCTATTTGTAGTGATGATATTACAGCGCCATGTTTAACTCCATGTTGTAAAAATGTGTTCTGTTTAGAATGTATTTCTATGGCTGTTAAATTTGCTGTTGATAAGTCTTGTCCAATGTGTAGAAATAAGTTAGACTTAGCTAAACTAACAATTATAGTAGACGCTAATAAAGACCAAGTTGTTGATGAGGCTCAAGCAGTAGAAGACCAACAAGTATTATTACCTAAGTTAGATACATTATTAGAGTTTATTAAACAAAATCCAGGTAAGAAGATTTTAGTATTTTCTAGCTATGAAAAATCATTTGAAAGCATAGAGGCAGAATTTACTAAATGTCAAATTAAATATTCTAAACTCTCTGGTACAGCTGCTAGAATAAACAACATTATTAATAAATATAAATCTGGAGAATGCCAAGTATTACTCTTAAATGCTAAGAACTTTGGTGCTGGATTAAACTTACAAATTACCGATGAAATCGTTATTTATCATAGAATGAGTAAAGATTTAGAAAGACAAGTTATTGGTAGAGCACAACGTCTTGGTAGAATGGACCCACTTAAAATTAACTACTTATGTTTTGAAAACGAATATCCTACAGGCTACGCATAAATATCTTAGTAGTTAGTTATATAGCTAAAAATTTTGAACCATATACCAATTTTTATTTTCTATGATAACTATTTCATAGAAAATGAAAACATATAATAATACTAACTGTCCAATCTGTTATGAACGCCTTAGTGGAGCATCACTCTTGCCATGTGGACATAGAATGCATAGCGAATGTCTATTTCGGTTCTGGCAAACTAAATACACTGAATTATGTCCATGTCCTATATGTAGACATCCTATTAAAGACACTAATATTATTAACCTTGTACAGATGGATATCCTTCAAAATAGAGTTGTTGGTTCCTCTAAGAATGATATAGAAAACATTATAGATATATACTACGATTTTAGGTGGAAAGAAAGCAATAGAGAGGCTGACAGTTCACCGGCCAATAATATACCTGAAGCTGAACCTGAATTAGGTCTTGAAACTAGATTTATTAGATTCTTTAATAAATATCTTAGTCCTATTGTATCACTATTCCTATTATATTTCTTAATAGGTTTATTAGTACTTGGAACTATTGAAATTATAAAATATATAGGCGATATCCGACCACTATATGTATATAATTATATTAGATTTTCACTATCTATGTTAAAATATAAATTTCTTAACATGGATATTATAAGATTTGCTATATATACATTTAGGCAGGTTTAATTAAGCAGAACAAGATAAACAACCCTCTTCTTCTACAATCTTTTTATTTTTATCTACTGTTTTACTAGCATCTATACTAAATGTTTGTGCTTTAGACACAGCTCTACGTCTTAGATAATATATACCCGTCTTTAATCCTTTTTGCCAGGAATAAAAATGCATACTGGTTAGCTTATTTAAATCAGGGTCTTCAATCCACAAGTTTAAGCTTTGGGTTTGGCATATATATGCGCCTCTATCCGCTGATTGGTCAATAAGGCTCTTCATAGATAAATCCCAGGCTATTTTATAGGTTTCTCTAATGACATCTGGGATTTCTTTTATTTTTTGAATGGAACCATTATTAATAATAATTGTATCCTTTAAATCATCATTCCATATACCTATTCTCTCTAAGCTATCTAATAAATATTTATTAATAACGATGAATTGACCAGCAAGTGTACCTCTGGAATACATATTACTAGTAAATGGCTCGATACATTCATTATTGCCAAGAATTTGACTAGTAGATGCGGTAGGCATAGACGCGGTTAACAATGAGTTTCTAATACCATGGACCATTATGTTTTTTCTAAGAGTTTCCCAGTCTAACTGGAATCCATCGGCATCCCTAATAGGTTCTATACCCCAAAGATCAAATTGAAACTGACCTTTACTAATAGGTGAACCACTAAAGGTTGAATATGCTCCTGGATGTGACGGCGCAGTGATCTCTTCGTGAAATATTTGAACTAATGGCTTACTATTAGGATTCATCTGGACTTCTAATACTTTTTCTCTATGCTCAATAGCTAATTCATTACTTTTTTGAAGAGTCGCATAGTATATGGTAGCAAAAATCTTTTTATTTATTTCTCTGGCTTCCTCACTGTCAAATGCTACATGATATCTGGCATAGACATCTGCTAAACCTTGGACACCAATACCAATAGGTCTATGTCTTAAATTAGATAGCCTGGTTTCAGGAACTGGGTAATAGTTTAGGTCTATAACCTTATTAAGGTTGTTTGTAACTACTTTAGTAATCTCTGCTAGCTTCTTATAATTATAGGTAGGTTTAAAGTATTTATAGAGTTCAGAGAAGCCACCAATATGGGTTCCATTTATGAATATTTGTGGAACAGATTTGAATCTAATATCATTTACGCTACAGCTATCACCTACACAACTATTAGCATTTAGTTTTTCAAAGAATTCTCCTCTCTCTTCTGGGTCATCTAATACAATTTCCTTGTATTCTAACCCATAGCTTTTTAAGAATTTTTTGGAATAGTCACAGAATTTACAGTTAGATTTACTATAAACTTCGACCTCTTTAATAGTAGATTTATCAAATTCTTCTATAAAAGCTGGTAGTGAAATACTAGCAAGAGTACAACATGCGTATTCTTTACTATTAGATACCTCAGCTATTTCATGGCATAAATTGGATGACTTAATTGTACCATAGTGTTTTTGGTTCGATTTAATATTAATAGCATCTTTATAACCTATATAGGGAGTTCCCGTTTCCATTTGTGATTTACAGATTTCTTTCCAGATATCCATAGCAGGAACTTGTTTTACTATATTTTTAGGGTCTTTTTCGTAACTAGTATATAATTCTTTATAGTCTTGGCCATATACATCACTAAGGCCTCTACACTTGTTGGGACATAATAAAGACCACATAGCGTTAGCTTTAACACGTTCCATAAATAAATCACTAATCCACATAGCATAGAAAAGGTCTCTTGCTCTAGCGTTTTCATCACCATGGTTCTTTTTTGCTTCTAAGAAACCTAAGACATCTGGGTGGTGTGGCTCTAAGTACATGGCGAATGACCCATTCCTTTTTCCACTCTGGTTTATATGTCTAGCCACATCATTAAATACCTTTAACATTGGTACTAATCCATTAGATTTACCATTGGTTGATTCTATAGGAGAATTCTCCGCACGAATATCATGGATATGTAGACCTATACCACCTGCCCACTTAGAAATAAGAGCACAATCACTAACTGCTTTATATATACCCTGAACACTATCCTCTACACCTAATAAAAAACAAGAAAGAAGTTGTGGATTAGGTGTTCCACTATGAAAAAGAGTTGGTGTAGCATGGGTAAAATATTTTTGTGATAGTAACTCATAGGTTTCAATACATTGTTTAATATTATCATAGTGAAGACCACAAGATACTCTCATAAACATATGTTGGATTCTCTCTACTACTTTACCATTCACTCTGAGTAAATATGACTTTTCTAACGTTTTAAAAGCAAAATAGTCATAGGTATAGTCTCTACTATATACTATAGACCCATTAAGTTTGTTCTTATTTTCCATTACAAATTGATATACTTCTTTAGAAATAAGAGGGGCCTGTCCACCATTTTGGTAGAGGATGGCTATAGTCTCACTAAAACTTGGACTAGTACATTTCTGGTTGTTAGATATAATAATTCTGGATGCTAAAGTTCCATATTCCATATTTGATACAGATTTTTGGGTACAAAGCTCAGCAGCTAATTCATCTAATTCACTAGTATAAACACCGTCATAGATATGTAGACAGACCTTTTGGGCTATTTCCACTGGTTCAATAGTTTCTAAAACTGGTTCCATTTCACAAAGTGTTTGGATACGTTTAATTACCTTATCAAATGAAACATCTTCTGTAGAACCATTTCTTTTCTTTACTCTCATATATTTCATGTTGGATATTCTATATATACTCGAACTATTTTTATGTCATTTTTAATAAAATAAAAATAGCTATATCTACCCCTATTGAATAGTAGTTAATTCACATATAAACTGTGGTGAACACTTATCATATGTATGCCTATATAAAGTACATAAACTATTATATATTGCTTGTGTAGCTAATACATCATTCATTGCTCTATGTGCTCCAGCACTTTGTAACGCAAATATTTCACATAATGCGCCTAAGGCATAAGAATATTTCTCTGGTAGAATAAATTGTGCCATTCTCATAGTATCAATAAGTTTAGTTTCAGGGAAATCTATATTGTGTTTCTGACATTGTGCTTTTATAAATGGAATGTCAAATGCCAATATATTATGACCTATTAACCATTTAGTTTTTTTCATAGAGCGCATTGGTCTAACTGTATAGTCTAGATTTGGAACAACATCTCCATTTAAAAATTTTACGAACCTAGTTAAAACTTCTTGTTCACTTGGTTGACCCTTAAGCATTTCAAATGTTATATTAGTAATTTCAGTGATTTTCTTAGGCAAACCCTTAGTAATAGATATAAGTGATGAAAAGCTATTACCAAGATTATCTATAGCAGATAACTCAATAATTTCATTGTGGAATATATTAAATCCAGTAGTTTCAATATCAAACCAGACAATTCTTTCTTGTCTATTAGTATTACTTCTTAAAAACATATTTTCTTTTTCTAAGGACATATGGCTTTTTACAATATATCAAAATTTAATATTTACAGAGTTAAACGCCTTATGTATATGCTATGTTGTTCCTCGCTCAATATCTACCTGTCTATTACTCCTCCTTTCCTCTATGAAATCATTTAGTTTATTATAGGTTATATACACAGCTGATATGAATAATAAGACTATTTCAGTAGATGATCTAAAGATAATAGGAAAATTATCTATCTCTACTGAATAATAAGTCCACATGGAACTAGATGCTATAGATAATACACAAAAGATAAGTGAGTAAGAGTTTCTAGATCTATTGCTATAGATTAGATACATAAATATAAATCTGGCCATAATAGATACTGAAGTAGCTACAAGTGGTATAATTTCTAAGTTATCCATATTAGTAAAGTATAGTATATTTCTATTTAAATTAAAATAGATAAATCTATATATGGTATTATATATTATTACTAAGGCACATTTTCAAGGCGATCACTGTCACATAGTTGGTGTCTACACGGTCTATGAACTGGCCAAGGATGCCTACCATAGCTACTTTAAAGAACTAGGATTAGAACAGTGTTTAATACAGTTCCACAAGATATATGAAAATCAATTTAATAGACAACTCTATGAATTTGATTGTGAAGATAACCTATATGAAAGCTGTGATGAGATATAGACTTATTTATTTTTTATAGTAATTGCTTAACAACTTCATTAGTTAGTTCAGCGGCTACTATTCCTGTTATTTTAGCATATAACTCTGCGTTGTTATCCACCATCAATACTTGTTTATTACTTGGTAGTTTCTGGACCTCTTTATAGACCTCCTCTAGCAGCTTAGCTGTAGGAACTATTGGGTTCTGGATACCAAACATATCTACGTCTATTTTCTGAGTTAGTTTAGCATATTCTATGTTCTGGTTGTTAATATTAGCCATTACATAGTTCATGTCTATAGCCTTAGTTAACCTATCTAGTTTATACTGGACTTCTTCTTTAGCTCTAGAATTTAGTAACTCTCTATATAAACAAGAATAGTGAGTATATATATTTTGGCTGGAGACTAACATAGTTACATTAGTAAACTCGCCTAAGTCATAGTCATTAATTAACTGGGCGATTCCATTATAATATGAGTCCCATATTTCTATTATTTCACTATTTACATGGCTAAAACTATCTATTCTCTTACTATATCCATCAGCTTTTGTACTAATATCTATTAGCTGTTGTTTGATTTGAGATAAATTTAGCCTATCATCTATATCTAACTCTTTACCTACATAGCTATCTACCTGTTCCTGAAGAGCTTTTTTCTTCTGTTCCATATCAACTAGTTCTTTTTTATACTGTCTAAGCTTAGATGCTTGACTACTAAATGAATTATACACCCTAGATAGTTCATCATTAGGTCTCCACTTACTATCTGTTTTTTCCTTTGAGACTATAGAGGTAATATTTTTCTTTAATTCCATATCTGTTCCTGATGTAATTACTATATCTCTTGGACTATATAAACTACTATTACCAGGAGCATATACAGGTTGTTTATTATAGTCTGTAGAGCGAACTAAAGCCTGGCTACTAGATTTATTACCCATAGTTATTTTAACCTATTACTATAGATAACCCTTTATATAGATAAAATTCTATATAGAGAATTAAAAAATAGGTATATTCGACCCTAGTTGTTAAATACTAATCCACCTAGACCATCTCTAATTTGAAGCATGTTATAGCTAACAGAATATGTTCTCAAAACTATATCTGGTGTTATACCATTATTTGTATATTTACTACTATCTATAAGTGTTAAGTATAGTGATTTATTGAGAAGCTTAGAAAAATTTAGTGAACCTGTTAAATCTTCCTGATTAGGGTATAGGGAAAAACTAAAACAATATACATTAGTATCTATATAGGTATTAAACATTTCTAATAGTTGGGTTCTAGATATAAACACTCCATTATCATAACTTATTAGTTTAACATTATTTACCATAAAGTTACTTTCATTTAATAAATGGTTACTATTAGTAATACTATAGTTACCTAATCCATATCTAATACTAAAGTCGTAGTTATAGTTATCAACCATATTAGCATTTTCTACATCCTTTCTCTGTAGTACCCAATATATATACTTAGTAGGATTATAAAAATTTAGTGGAAAATAGTAAGACTTGTTAGCGGTAGATTCTACAAGAGTATCTGCGTTACCAATATTAATAGTCTCAATTAAATAACTAAGTTCTTTTTTAGTAAATAAGTTTTTTTCAACTGAGTCTAAATAAACTATCTTAGAAACTATATCTACTTTTTTAATGGTAGCTATTACACTTTCGTTAAACATTCCATATGCGGGAATAGCATCAGGGTATGGCTTAGGAGTAGGAATTGTTCCATCTGTTCCATTAATACCAACTATACTATTAAAATTATAATTGTTAAATTTTCGAACTAAGCATTTGTCTAATGGCTTAAACTTTATTTCTAATACTAACTCGCTATTTCTAAGAGCACATATTGGTAAGTAGTTATATGATTTTCTAGAGAAAAAGAAAGGAATAGCTAGTGTGGTTTTAACGTTAGATTGATTTGTAATACCAATAGCAAAACTATCTTTATAGTAGGCCCAAGAGTCATATTGGGCTTCTTTGCTATTTTGCTCGTGAAGTTGATTATATAAAAAAATAGCCTCACCGTTCATTTTTTCTATTTCTTTTCCACTAATTAAAAATCTAACCTCTTCAATAATATATACACCTATACCATTTATATAACTGGTAAATCTAGGTTTTCTCGGGTCAGTATCTGGAGTATTATTTATTAAATAGTCAGTTGTTCTAACTATATCATTAAACTCTATATTAATATATAAACCCGCTAATAAATCACCTGTTGCTGGCAGTTTAATATATACCTTGCTACCAAAGTCTAAATTAGACAATTGATTATCACTAACTCTATAGTAATCTATAGCAAAGTTAGTAGCACGACTATATACTGTTTTAAAGTTAGATTTATTAGGATTCCCATATAAACTATAGTCCTCTGGACCTTTAGCTTCTAATTGAACTAGATTTCCTACAGTCATATCTTATATATTTATAATATAATAACAAATATTTAAGATAAGATAACTCTTGTAAAGTTTGTCTCTATATAGCATAAAAAATAAAATATAATTTTCCCGAGCTAATCAGTGATTAGCAA